TGTCTGGGTCTACTTTCATTATAAATTATATTCCTAAATTTATTATTTTTGTATAATTAACGCACTTAGGGTAATTTACTTACAATTTAGATACATAGGATAACCGTGAAACCGCATTTTAAATCTTTGAAGATGTAGTGTATTTTTTATTAAATAATAATTTATATCTTCATTATTTAATTTATATTCAGTCATTTTTGTATCTGAGTAGTAATTATCCATATATCTATCGAAATATTTTACCAATATTTGATCTCTATCGTATAATAATATTTCTTTTTTAGTATTTTTATATGCTATATTCACTTCATTTAATTTAGATATATGTTTTGATACTCTTTTTTCTTTTTTTTTAAAGTATTTAAAATTATTAGTAAACCGCCAACCATATTTCCAATAAAATCCTATTACATCTTCCATAGCATTTAATTTACAATAATCAAAATAAGAACGTCTACCAAACTCTTTCCAAAATAATATCATATCTTTTCCTGATTGTACTTTTATCTTATTTTTACGTTTCATTGATCTTACAATAGAATTTGTAATAGCAATATTACCTATTAATTCAATTGTAAAATATTTTTTATTTTTATGAATGTCGTTGCCTGTGTTATTTACAACTGTAATGCCTCTTAAAGATAAACGTTCGCCATTTTTTGAATCAAAATTAAATAAAATATATTTTGGACATGATTTTTCATAATATCCATATTCACAATTATAACCAAATATTGATATATCAATATAATTTTTTGGTATTGGATAGAATATTTTGTAGTTTAAATATTTTTTTATAAATTTTATTTCTTTTATATTCCAATATCTTTTTTTTCGAATTAATATGTAGAAGTTATCATTTAATTTTCGAATATCTACATAATCAGATTTTTGGGTTTTTTTATTTAATACCATAAATCTTATTATGTTATTAGAATGTTGTATATATGATTAAATATAAGTAATTAATTTACATATTTCAATTTTTAATTTATGTGCGAAGATACATAATCTGCAATGTGTTGAGGTTTGAGATTATATTGTTTTTTATGATTAGGACGTGGTTTATGTGTATTTTCGTCATCTGAGTCAGAATCAGAGTCATAATCTGTTTCATATTCATCATCTGGTGAACCAGGATAATAATGTCTTATATCTCTTTCAATATCTTTTTCTGTTTTTTTTGGATATTTTGCTAAATCTCTACCATACAAAAAAATATTATTAACAATTACAATAAGAATTAGAATAACTAAAAATAGTGCGATTAATTCTAAAAAATTCATTTTATATATTATTCTAATAAAATTATAAACGATGAATACCTCCTGGTCCTAATAAATGATGTGATGGTACAAGTGGAATCATAGGAACATGATTAATTTTTCTTCTTATAGGTCTAGCCCATCCACTAGGTACCCGCCATATAGGAAATGAATTATTTACATAAATAATATCTTTTCGATATGGATGTCTATTTACAATATGATGTTTTCTAGGCATTTGAGCTAGAAAAAAAATAAGTAAAATTATTAATGCAATTAATAAAATTAAAGTATTATTCATTATACTATATCATGATAATATTTTCATCTCTTTCATAATTTTAATACCTGAAGATACATGGTTATTATTATAATCTTTTGTTCTAACACTTACAATATTATCAAAATCATCTGTGTATTTTATTTTTTGTATTCCGCATTTTTTTATTAAAGATAAACAATGATTACATGGTGCAGACAATGCTCCTTTATATTTTGGATGTGACTTATTTTTTCTCCTTCTAGCAATATATATAGTCAACTTTTTGCTTTTTCTCGTGAGCCTGCTAAAACTAACGACTTATTTCTTTTACCACGGAAAGAGCGATTCAAATATTGCAACACACAATTAGCTTCACTATGTCCGCAACAATATATATTCTTACCAAACTTAGTTCGGTCATTATTAATTGACGTACATATAATTTTCTTTCCGCAACAAATAGCTGATGCGTGTTGCTGCCAGTTTTTTCCTCCCTTAGACTTTTCAGCCAACAACAACAAACGGTTTATAATCTTCAACTGTGTGGAACTCATAATTATCTTGTAGTATCGGGTTATATAATACTATATAAGTTATATTAAAAATATTTCAATTTTTTTTACTATAACTATACAAATGTTTTATTAGATATTAGTAGATAAATTTTATATTTTAAATTTGCATATAATAGGATTTAAAATTATTCCATAATTCAACTATTTTTGTATTTAATTTTTTTTCATCAACTTTTTCTACATCTAACATTTTACAATATGATACTGTTAATATTTGAGCCATAATATTTTCAAATAGATTACCATTAGGCTTTGTAAAATCCATATTCAAAAGTTTATCATTAAAGGAATTCCCCTCACATTCATTTAACTTTTTATGAAGTACTTTAATTAAATTTAATAAATTTAAAGAATCAACATCAGTCGCCCAGTCAGTAATAATTTGTTTTTCTAAATCAGTCATTTTCGGCCAAATAATGGGATTTTCATTATAATTAACTTCACTTTCAATGGAAAGATTTTGTTTGTTTTCTTGATACATTTTGGGTTGCTGTATTATTAAATACTATTATTTAAGATAATTCAATTTTTTACTTTTTTACTTTTAAATTTTTATATTTTTATATTTTTAATTAATTGATTAATAATTACCATTCCTGGTTTTTTTGTTTGTTGTAAATGTTTTATTTTTGTAATATCAACTTCTATATTTTGAATATTTTTGTATTTTGAATTGATTTTTAACTGATATGCAGCTTGTTTTATAATTTTATTATGAATCCTTTTTTTATTTGGATTTTGAATAATTACATGAGGTGAAGGATAATTAGATAAATGTAGCCAATAGTCATCTGGATCTGCATTATTTACTAATTCATCATTTTCATCTTGATTTTTACCGATGATAATTTTGTGATCTTTGAAAGTTATTTCGAGCATTTTAAATTTAGTTTTTATAAAATAAAATTTAAAATAAATTAATCAATTTAATTCTAAAGTAAATAAAATTTTGATTACATAACATCAAATAATGCATCAGATATTGAAAGTGAATTTGTACACGCAATAATACCAGGTATTGATATATTTGAACTTTTTGGTACAAATTCTTTTGTAGAATTAGAAAAAATTTGTGACTAACTTAGAACTAGAAAAGAAGAATGAATTATAAAAACTTAGTTGAAATTTTGATATCTTGACCAATGATGTACAAATGACGTTTATATTATATTTTACATTTATTGGGGAATAAATTTTTTATAATCTTCAATATTTGTCTCCATATATTTCTTATTTTGCTTTTCAGGTAAACACATACTTTGATATAATTCTAATACGTGTAGGAATTTTTCTTCATCACTTACTTTTTTTTTTATCAGTTGTAGGAATATCTTTACCAGTTGTAGAAAATAATCGACTAAGGACATATTTATTTCCACGATTTTTTGCTTGAATGAATTGAATTCCTTGTGGTGCGTTACGCATTAGTTCTCCAAGTGGGTTTGAAGGGAACACACGTTTGGGTGCTAATATGGAAATATCAGGAACATTTTCAATAAATGTTGTTTGTTCTTGTATTTCTTGTGTATTCTTATGTTTATGGAATGAAACCATATTTTCTTTACGCGTTCCAATTGATAAGTCACATAACCAATTACGATAAGTTCCATCTTCTTGTAAAGGCGCTGTATCATCGTGCATGATATCCATTCCTTCTGGAATAGGACCAACCCAAGTTTCCCATACTAATTTATGAATATATTTTTGTGAGTTTTGAAATGATACAGACGAATATTTTGCACCATTACGCATTTTTTTATTTGTAGTAATAATCCCATATGAATTTCTAAAACGTCCATGTGTAGATACTTGATATTCAGGACATTCAGGATGTTGTTTCCATTCTTCTTCCTCTATACTAATTTCAAATTTATCATAATAATATCCGTATGCTTTCAAATGTGGGGTAGATATAGCACGTCGAATTTTTGCCGCTGTTGTTTTGAGTTGGGGTTTCTTATCTTTTTGAATAACATTATCAATAACGAATTGAGCGCATTTATCTACACTACGAAATAAACCAATAGGAATAGATTTATCACGTTTGTTTTTATCTGTAAGGTCAGGTTTTCTCATAGTAACATATTTACCATGTCTTCCTCCATTTGCGTTGCTGTTTTTTACAGCCTTTTTCTGTCCTTTTTTACTATTCTCACTTCGTTCCATCCACATTAGATTTGTAATACGATTATCAGTAGGATCATCATTTATATGGTCGATTGTTTCTTTTGGTGTAATATGAGGGAATGCTGATGCAACGGCGATATGAATATCTGTGTAAGTGTGGTTACAACTATCTAAAGCAAGAATATATCTATTCCGACAAACATTAATGAAATTTTTTGTTTTTTTATGTCTTATTATAAATGGCGTCTCTTGATTGTTAATAAATATTATTTCATACTTAGGATGTTTTCCAAATTCGTGTGCTTTTGTTTTTTTATTTGTTCTATGGAAATACAAAGGTTTCCATACATTATATTCAAAAGTTCCATAAATAGGGTGATTGTTCAAATTCATAATTATAATTTATAAATATGAATTATATTTAAGTTATTTTTGTAAGTAAAGGGTTTTAAGATTTCAATTTTAAGAGAAAATCTAATTACTGTAAGCAAGACCTCCCATACCACTCATGACGCGAAGGACATTGTAGTTAGTGGCGTAGACACGGACCTTAGCAGTGGCATCACCACCAATAGCGTGGGTGGAGAGGACAAGCTGAAGTGTGGCGTTATCGATGCGGCTCATGTTGCAAGTACCAGAGGGCTGGTGCTCCTCAGGGCGGAGAGCGAATGAGTAGACATTGATACCAGTGTCGGGGTTACGTGTGTGGTGCTGGTAAGGCTGAACGAGATCGAAGTAGGTACCCTCGCGCTCAGAGAAGCGATCCTGACCGTTAAGCTGGAGCTTAGCAGTGACGACAGGGTTCTGTCCCCAGCAGTGCATGTTGAGGGCTGTCTCGGCAAGGACGAAAGCGCCGGCATCAGAGACACCAGAGTCAGCGAAATCCTCCTCAACAGGGAAAGGAACCTTGTAGTTACCGGGGCCAGTAGTGCAGCTGGAATTAAAGGAGGCGGCAGAACCGCTGGGGTCCTTAATACCAGTGAATGTAGCATTGTTACCCATGTTCTCACCCCACTGAATGACAGGTCCAGAGAGAGTATCAGCAGCACCGTCCTGGAAAAGACCGTCCTTATCAACGAAAGCATTGTTACCTCCGTTGTAGACACCCATGGGTCCAGAGAAGGCAGCAATTGTGTTGGTAAGAGCATCTAAGGCATCGGTGTAGTTGAAAGGCTGAGCTCCAAGGGCACGGTTAAGGTTTGTGCCGCTAAGGAATGACTGGCAGTAGTCAACATTGGCGTCAGGCTGAACGACCCAGACAAGCTCCTTGCAAGGGTGGTTGAAATTGAGTTTGATCTTGTTGGATGAAGAACCGACGGACTCATCACCAGTGAACTGGAGCTGTTCGATGAGGTACTCGTGGGGGTTCTGGGCCATGCGGCGGCGCTCATCAGTGTCGAGGAAAACGTAATCGACGTAGAGTGAGGCAGCAACAAGAGATTTCTGGTAGGAAGCAGCGTCCTTAACGGATTTACCGGAAGCCTTAGTGGCGTCAGTAGCGTCCATATCTGCTAAGCTAGTAACAGCGAAAAGGCACTCGTCTGATGGGCGAAGCTCAAGGTTGATGCGGACCTCGTGATACTGAAGGGCGATAAGAGGAAGGGCAAGACCAGGGTTGCGGCAGAACCAGAACTGGAGTGGGACGTAAAGGGTAGTCTCAGGAAGAGCGTTGCGAGGGGCGCAGACAGCGGCGGGGACAGATTTGTTAGCGCAAGCAGAGTCAACATCGGCGAAAGAGGGGTCGATGAGGTAGGTAAGCTGGGTGGTCTGACCAACCATCTTGTTGTAACCACGCTCCTGCTCGGCGGTGAGGGTAAGCTGGTTCCAGATGTGCATCCAGTCACCGTACTGGCGATCGATGCGCTGGCCTCCGATCTCAACCTCAACCATGGAGATAAGCTGCTCTCCGGGGTAGTCTAACCAACGGGCGTAGATACCCTTGCAGTCGTTGTTATCATTGCAGCAGGAATCCTGTCCGATCTCGGGAAGGGTAACCTGAAGGTATGTGCGGTAGGCAAGATCACCATTTCTGGAGATAGTGCACTGGACACGGCGACCGAAATCGGCCTGGCCATTGAAAGTCTGTTCAATTGACTCCATGGCAAAGTTGGTATGTCTGCGGTAGGTGACTTTCCAGAAAGTAATCTGGGGATTTCCAGTAAGGTAAACATCTTGGGCGCCGTAGGCTACGAGTTGCATTAATCCACCTCCCATATTATTATAATATTGCTAAAGAAAAAAAAATTTTGAAAAAGCGAATAATTAATTTAATTAATTTGCTTATTCTAAAATACTTGATATTTCAAAATTATCCTTCATGAATCGTTTTAAATAATTATCCAAATATACTTCTTTTTTACCTTCATGGTTCTTGGTAAAAACATATGCATTATTCTTTTTTTTTATAGTCCATCCGTTTTCAAGTGCATTATATAAGAAGGCCATTTTATGTAGTAGTATTGGGTTTACATGTTTATTT